GTAGCCGCAAGATGGTTGCAAGCGGTGCAATTACTGCTGGCAACTTGGTTTACGCTGCTGCATCCGGCAAGGTTGCTTCAAGCGGAACCGTTGTTGAAGGTATCGCACTAGAAACCAGCACGACCGACGGCGATATCATCGAAGTGATGAGCGTTAGCGGTGGTGGCTTGTCTGGTAATCAGACCGCTGCTCAAGTGGCTCGCGTTCGTACCACGACTGCAAACGTCAACGCTGGTGCAACTTTGCTTCCTGCTGTTCCTGGGTTCAAGTACCGTTTGCAAGACCTAGCATTAATTGCCATCGGCGGCAACGCTGCTACAGCAACCGGTGTTCTCGTTCGCGGAACGCAGTCGTCTAGCGTGGTTTCCTTGATGGATGCCAAGGTAGCTGGACTGACACGTTCCAACTATTTGCGTGCCGGAACCGCAACCAACGGCGTGATTCTAGCTGACGGTGCATCGTTCGTCGCAAACGACGTTAACACGGCTATCACCATTATCAAGGACGGTAGCGACCTAGCGACCGCGACCCACATCGACGCATTGATTACCTACGTGCTAGAAGCAGCATAGTAGTTGACCCGTTTCCCCCGCAAGCACTACGGGTGAGGTGCTCGCCCACGGTGCTAAGCCCGTAGTGTTTCTTCACAATCAAACAAGCAAAGAGAGAATAATAAGATGCCTTCCCCAAGCACAAGTTTAGCAACCTTACGTCCTGACCTGGCTGATAGCCTGATGGAATTCGACCTGGCAATGGATCAGCGAGGTTACATCTCGAACCGAGCATTTCCGGTTGTAGACGTTCTTTCGCAGGCCGGAGTCTTCGGCAAGATTCCACTCGAACAACTCTTGCAACAGCGAGACACCAAGCGTGCTCCTGGTGCCGGATACAATCGCGGCAAGTTTACTTTCACCACCGGCTCGTACACTTGCGTTGAGTACGGTGCGGAAGAACCTGTCGATGACCGCGAAGCCGAGATGTATGCCGAATACTTCGATGCCGAAGTTATCAGCACCGCTCGTGCCTATAACGCTGTCTTGCGTGCTCAAGAAGAACGTGTTGCAGCGTCGGTGTTTAACACCACAACTTGGAACGGTGCAAGCCTAACCACTGGCATTACTCACGAATGGGACGATGCTACCAACTGCGTTCCACTCACTGACGTTGAAGCAGCAGTCCAGAAGATTTACGACAACAGTGGTCTTTGGGCTAACGCTTTGATTATCAATCAGAAGGTGTTCCGTAACTTGCGTAACTCCGACCAAGTTGTTGAACGCATTCAATCGGCTGGTGCTGGCGATCCAACCAAGCCTACTGACGTCACGGTTGAGATGTTGGCTCAGGTCTTTGACTTGCCGTACATCCTGGTAGCCGGTGGATCAAAGAACGGTGCGATCGAAGGCCAGAGCGCAACACCTAGCCAGATTTGGTCGGGTGAGTATGCAATGGTCTGCAAGATTGCAACCGGAGCAGACTTCCGAGAGCCTTGCATCGGTCGAACCTTCCATTGGTCGGCTGACGGCAGTGCAATCGGTGGATCGATTGAAAGCTACCGCGAAGAGCAGACCAGAAGCAACATCATTCGCGTTCGTCACGACGTGGATGAAGTGGTTCTGTACGCTGAAGCTGGTCACTTGTTGAGCAACATTACCACCTAACTATGACGAACCGCTTTGCATTGCAGATGGCTAAGACAGGTGCTCTTGGATTGCTTCGGCAGTTCGGGGAGTCTGTCACCTATTACCCGCTAGCCGGTGGCTCTCGAAGTGTAACCGCAATGGTTTTACGCGATGAGCTATCGGTTGTGCCGGAACTGGGTGATGTGCAATCTCAATCAATAGTGGTTCGAGTTCTCAATAATTCGACGACTGGGATCTCGTCGACTGAAATTGAGACAGGTGGAGACGAAATAGCCGTCGCATTGAGGCTAGGAGAGGCAGCAGTGCGACGTGCTATTGTTCGAGTGCAAGCAGACTCAACGGGGTTCCTAAGGTTGCTCTTGCAATGATTTCTTTCAGGTCGAAAACCAAAGGGATGCAAGATCTACTTGATAAGTTTCCAGCATTACAAGAAGACGTTGCAGCGTTAAGGCGTGCTTCGGTCAACATAGCGATTAAGGGAGTTAGATTAGATTCCGGTCGATTGATTCGTGAGAAGCTTGCCATTACGAAAACTAAAGGTTCAAGCAAAACACCAAAGACAATTGTAGAGTCGAGAATCAAGTTAAAGTTTGCCAAGAAAGAAGACCAATCAGGAAAGCTTGTCATAACAGATTCAAAGATTCCGATTCGCTGGTTTTCGCCTAGACAGACTCCGAAGACACAAAAGGGAAAAAAAAGACCAAAAATAAAAGCAGCAAAAAAGAAGCCATTTAGTTTCAAAATGCTACGTTCAAAAGACATGATAAAAAGTGCCAAAAAGACTGGCCTCAAATTAGTAAAGCAGGCGAAGCAATTCAATCCTGCAAAGAAAAAGAAAAAGAAAACAATTAAAGGCACTACTGCCAAGATACTTAAAGGCGGGTCAAGAGTTCTTTATCCACATGCCTTCGGGCCAAATACGGAAAAGCTAGGGTTTACGATTTGGGAAAGAAAGGGGAGAGCTAGGTATCCACTGACCTCTCCCTATGGCGTAGACGTAGCTCAGGTGATTCGCAGCACTGGTGGTGAGCGACGCTTACGAGCATCAGCAAAACTTAGATTAGAAAAAGAAGTAAACAGAAGAATAAAGCGACTCAAGTACATTAAGCCTCGTCGAGGCAAAAAAGCAAAATGACCTCAGCACTACTTTCAATACCCGAACGAATTGCACTCGAAATAGTCGAACGGCTTGAATTGATCAGCCTCGCGGCTTCGTTCGATTTTGATGTCGTCGATGTCATTCGGCCTGACAGAACCGCACGCAATTGGACTCCAAAGAACTTTCGAATCTTGGTTGTGCAAGGTAGTGAAGACCGTTTGCCAGAACTTGACCACGAGGGCAATCCTCCGGCGTGTGCCTATCAAGTCGAATACCAAATAAAGATGTTTCTCCGAGACCTCGACAAAAGCGAAACACCGCACGCAGTATCGGAGAATCGTGCTGCCGGTAACATCCGCAAAGCAATAACGAATTCATCGGACTGGTACACGTTCCGAGACATTGCACTATTTGCCGAGTTTGGAAGTACCGAACCGTTCATCAGCAATGAAGGCGATCATCAAGGCGTTAGCTTGCCTCTGACAGTAACCTACCGTTCCAGCGAAACCGACCCATTCGAAGTGAGGAGATAATATAGATGCCACTGCTCAAGAGAATACGCACGCTTGCCGCAAAGGTGGAAGCAACACCAGGTACAGCAGAATCGTTGACTACTTCCGAAGGTGTCTTCAATGCGTACGACGTGATGCTTCAGCCCTCGATATCACTTGAGGACAGAGAAGGCAGCGGATCATTCAACTACCTCACCGCAATCCCTCAAGGACAATCAGCAACGCTGACTTTCAAAACCGACCTAGCTTGGGATGGCAGTGCAACCGAACCGACTATCTTTTCGGTGCTAATGCCAGGTTGCGGATGGACGGAAAGCACGAACGTCTGGAAACCACGAAGCGAAGCACCGGGAACGAACGTCAAGACTTTGACAATGGGTGTCTACATTAACGGCGTTCTCAAAACAATCAAAGGCTCAGTGGGTTCTTGGGTAATGACCCTACCGACAGGCCGAATGATTACTATCGAATGGACGTTCACCGGCGTTTACGTTGAGCCTACCGATACGGCAATTATCGCACCGACCTATCCGACCGATGCACCGCTTCGGTTTGCATCTGCGACCGCTTGCACTTTTAATAGCGTGGCAATGAAGGTCGAGCAGATAACCATTGATGCGGGCAACGAAGTCGTGATGCTCGAGGATGCAACGCAGGCATCTGGTTTCATTCACGGCATTATCACCAACCGTCGTCCGACGATTACCGCAAACCCGGAATCTGTTTTAGTTGCAACTCAGAACCGTCACAACATCTGGACGACCTCGACCGCCTACGCTTTACAAATCACGCTAGACGGGCCGAGCACCTCGACGCTTGGCATTACCGCACCGAAGGCACAGATTA